CCGCAACTGGTGAGTTCGCGCGAGGTGAACCATGAGCGCGGATACCCGCAAACGAACGCTCTCATTCTCGTCTGAAACTCCTGTCGAGCGTTGGTTTGGCAACGAGATCCTGGATCATTCGCCCAGTTCTGTACGCATGGACTTCATGAGTAGCGGTAATGCGCCACTGCTCATGCATCACGACATGCGCCAGCAGATTGGCGTGGTGTCTTCCGCGCAGCTTGCCGGGAAACGCGGAGATGCGACGGTGCGCTTCGGACGCACTGGGCAGGCCAATGACGCACTCCAGAACGTCGATGATGGTATCTATCGAAATACCTCTGTTGGTTATCGCGTTCGTGCGATGAAACTCGAATCCACACAGGATGACGAGGATACCTATCGAATCACGGACTGGGAGCCATTCGAGGTTTCCATCGTTGGCGTTCCAGCCGACTCAACTGTTGGCATCGGTCGCGGCGAGCCAGAGAAACCGCCCGACAAGGCCGCTGACACCACAACCGAATCCCCCGAAGCCCGCTCGACGCGGGCTTCTTCATCTGGAGCCTCAAAAGAGGCCGCATCTGAAGTTCACATCACGGCGCAACCCGCCGAAGGAGTCACAACCGTGACCGACAAGACCGCCGCGGCGGGCGCAAGCGCCGATGATCGTAAAGTGTCCGCTCAGCAGGCTGAGAACGAGCGCATTGGCGCCATTCGATCACTGTGCAAGGCCAACAAGATTGCAGCGAGCGTTGAGCGGCTCTGGATCGAATCCGGAACTCGCCTTGAGGATGAGATCGGCGATAACGGGCAGGTCAGGGTCAAGGGCGTAGCGTCTGAGATCCTGGATGTCATGGAAAAGCGGGGTCGCGAAACCCCGTCGGTTGCTGCTGCATTGGGACTGTCGACTCGAGAGGCGGCACGCTACAGCTTGTTCAAGGCCATCCGAGCTCTGCGGTATGGCGGCCAGAATCCGAAACTCGTCGCCGAGGCCGCATATGAGATGGAATGCTCTGCAGCGGTTGGGAAGAACCTCGGGCGCGAACTGACCTCAAGCATCCTGGTTCCCTCTGAAGTGCTGACGCGCCCCTTGGCGTTGCCGGAAGAGAAGCTACGCGCCATGGCGACGCAGCCCGGCGCCAAGGGTGGCTACATGGTGAATGTCCAGAACATGGGCTTCATCGACATCCTGCGCAATCGCTCGGTGGCAATGTCCATGGGGGCTCGGGTACTGAGCGGGCTGCAGGGCAACGTCATGTTCCCGCGGCAGACGGGCAAGGTCACGGTGACCTGGCAGGCAGGTGAAGGTACTTCGGTAACGGCGGCCGATCAGGCGCTGGGTCAGCTCAGCATGACACCGAAGACCTGTATCGCGATCACCGATGTCAGCGAGCAGTTGTTGGCGCAGGCCACACCTTCTGCCGAAGCCTTCGTGATGGCGGACCTCGCCGCAGATGTGGCGATCGACGGTGTCGACTATGCCGTAATCAACGGCACCGGCGGCGCTCAGCCGCTCGGCATCAAGAATACCACCGGCATCACCAGTGGTCAGGATGCGGCTTCTGCGACCTACGCCAAGATTCTGGCGTTCGTGTCGACAGCGGGCGCGGCCAACGCGATCCGCGGCAATCCGGGTTGGGTGACCAACACGACCGGTGCTGCACGCTTGATGCAGGTGCAGCGTTTCACCTCGACCGATACGCCGTTGTGGACCGGCAATATGCTCAACGGCAATCTGGTGGGTTTCAACGCCATGTCGTCCGAGCAGTTGGCCGCCAACAACCTGATCTTCGGATCCTGGGACGAGGTCGTAATCGGCGAGTGGGGCGTTCTGGAACTCTCCACCGACAACGGCGGAACGCGCTTCAACCAGGCACAGGTCGGCATCCGCGCAATGTGGATGGTGGACGTACTGCTGCGATATCCGCAGGCCTTCGTCGTGTCCGTGAACCTCTCGTAATGAAGGTCAAGGCCACGCGGGGCGTTTGCATCGGCGTCGGCCGGCACATGGCTGCCGGCGACGTCGAAGACCTGGAGCCCGCCCTGGTCACCTTCCTCGTTGGGATTGGCGCTGTCGAGCGCGTACCCGACGAGCCACCCAAACAGGCTGAGCCTCCTCCTCCAAAAGTTGAGGCCCCTTCCACACGTCAAGAACGCGCCGGAGAGAAGTCCGGCGGCAAGGAGAAATAATCATGCTTCTGAATCAAGCTTCTGCAGCAACCACGACGAGCTTGCTCGACACGGTATCGGCCGCTGCCACTTCAAACGCCACCAGCGGAAGCGCCAAGTGGCTTGACGTCCGTGCCTATGACGGGGAAATCCTCGTTACACAGGTGCTCGGCGCCGTCACTGGAACCATCGCCGGGAAACTGCAGTCCGCGTCCGATGCGAACGGAACCGGTGCTGCTGACATTACCGGCTACACCTTCCCGGTCAACACCGCGAACCAGTCGTCCAAGGTCGTCGTGGATCCGAAGAAGGTCGTCGGCGGCTTCCTGGGATACGTGGGAACCATCGCGACCGGTCCTTCGCTGGTGGCGGTGACTGCCGCCGGTAAGTTGAAGGTTGTCTAACGGAAGATCGGCCATGCTTCTCGAAAATCCATCGAGTTTCATGGCCGACTTCGGTTCGCCTGTGATCTTTGAATCCCAGACAACACTGGCGATTTTTGATCAGCCTGATTCTCAGGTTTTGGGCGGCCGCGTTCAGTCAACCGGATATTCCATCGAGTACCCAGCGACGAAACTCGTTGGGCTCAAGAATGGCAGCACCGTGTTGATCGGGATCACCCAAGGATGGGGCTTCGATTCAACGGGTCGACGACTTCAGTTCTTTGGTCCATGTCCTGAGCGGGCTGATTCGGGCCAGTTTCAGGTGATTGGAGTTCCGGCTCTCTTGGAGGATGGCATGTTCATGCGCGCGGAACTGGAGCGGCTGTGAGTTCCGTTCGCGAGAGAATCCTGCAGGCCTTGGCGACGAATCTGATCAGCGTCCCGAATGTGACCATCTATCGTTCGCGGCAGACTGCGGTCGCGCGTTCTGAAGGTCATGCCATTCTACTTGAGCCGGAGAATGAACAAGTAGAAAAGCGGGCATCCAATCCGGGTGGATTGGTAATTCGAAATTTCTTGGTGGATCTCTCGGTTCTTGCCCGCGGTGATCCGGCTGATGGCATCGCTGATCCGATCATTACAGCCGCCCACATACTGATCATGGCGGATCCCACGCTCGGAAATCTGTGCTCGCAGATCATCGAGCATTCCACGGAATGGAAGTTCGAACAGGCAGACCTGACAGCAGTTGAAGTGTTAGTTCGCTATCAGATTCGATATGCGACAACGACGAATGACCTGACGACGCCCATTTAGTTCCCACGACCAATCCCACTACGACCCCGCCGCGAGCGGGGTTTTTCGTTTTCAGAGGTTAGAAAATGGCTACCCCGCAATATATCTTCGGGTCTGGCACCGCGTGGTGCACACCGTTGACGGACTATACGGGCGCTGCGATCGTCACACCGACGCCCTTTCTCGTGGCCGGCATGCAGGACATTTCGCTCGACTTGTCCGCCGATTTGAAGATGCTGTATGGATCCAGCTCCTATGCAATTGCAATCGGCCGCGGCAAGCAGAAGTTTGACGTGAAGGCGAAAAATGCGCAGGTGACAGCGAGGATCTGGAACAACATCTTCTTCGGCATGCCGTTGACGGCAGGAATCAAAACAACTGTCTTGGATGCGACAGGCGCTGCCATTCCCGGAACACCGTTCCAGATAACGCCGACCGTTCCCTCCAGCGGAACGTGGGCCTACGATCTCGGGGTTCGCGACGTCAATAACTTGCCTTACGCGCGGGTCGCGTCAGGACCTACCGCAGGGCAGTATTCGGTCGCAGCGGGTGTCTACACGTTCAACACTGCGGATACAGGCAAGACTGTTTATATCGACTATAGCTACACGGCTACGTCGACGGTCGCACAGAAGATGTCGATTTTGAACCCGACGATGGGACAGGCGCCTACATTCCAGTTCGACATGACCATTCCGTACAACGGCAACAATTTCAGCCTGACGTTGAATTCGTGCGTGGCGACGAAGATGAGCATCGGCACCAAGCTCGATGACTTCACGTTGCCGGAATTCGACTTCTCCGCTCAGGCGCCAGGCGCCGCCGCAGTGGGAACGCTTTCTTGGAGTCAATAATGACGGCAACGTTGGAAGGTTTCGAGGCGTTTGCGAATCCACGGGACGGGTTCGCGATGACTCTGCGCGGAGAAGTTCCCGACGCCGACGGAAATCCTGTCGGCGAGCATATCGAGATCGATGTCATTGTGCCGCCGCCCAGTTTCTACATGTTGAGACAGATACAGGCGAAACAGGCGGCCCGTACAGAATCTCCTACGCTCGATCAATCGCAGGCCGATATCATCGACATGATTTGGACCTGTTTGAAGCGCAATTATCGTGGGATACCCAAATGGCTCATTGAGCAATCCCTGGATACCGGGTTACTCAATCAACTGAACGAGAAGCTGCGCGAGATGTCGGGGTCGACTGAGCCAAAAAAATCGACGGGGACGACCGCTTAGACTGGGACGAAATCTACTGCCATCTCATCGCGTGTACCCATCACGGCTGGCAGCAGATAGACCACGAATGGGACGTCCCCCGATTGGTGGCTTGGAATAAGTATTCGTTACAGTTCCCTCCGTTGCACGCATTAGTCGCGAAGTACCTGGAGTACGAACCACCACCCAAGGAAGATGGCAAAAAACTAACGATGGAGCAGCATGCCGCAAAGCTTCTAGGGCAATTGGGATTTAACGCATAGGTTTTCTTCATGGCACAAGATGTATCCGTAGGCATTGGCGCAGACAACAGCCAACTGCTGCGCGTGTTGCAAGAATCGAAGTCTGCCATGACCGAGTTCTTTACGACCGTCACGGAAGAAGGCGAAGGTCTGGGTGGGATTCTGGAGAATATCCAGGGCAAGTTCACCAATGCGTTCAACTTTGCCGGACTGACTGTTGGTGTCGAGCTTATCAAGCAAGTCGGCGAGGCTTTCGAGCGCATGGGACAGAAGGCTGTCGAACTGCGTTCCATGGCAGACGTTTTGGGTGTGACGACGGACCAGATGCAGGCGATGCAGGAGGCATCGGAGCATGCGGGAGTCAGTCAGGAAACACTGGTTCGAACGGGCGAACGCTTGGTGACTATCCTCACCGAAGCTCGCGATGGTTCCGGGGCTGCGGTAGAGAAACTATTAAAGCTCGGAGTCACAACGGAGCAGATCAATGATCCCATGTTCAAACTCAATGAT